TGTTTTAATAAAATATTAAAACAAACAGCTTTCGTTCCGAAAAACAGCTTTCAAATTTCAAACAGCTTTCAGACACTCTGGAATTTTCAGATTGAACCCGGAAAAAGGGAGTGTGATTTAAAGCGCACCATATCATTTGAAAATTTCGTTTTGATTTCTATGTTCTTTGCTAAGGTTGTTTATGTGAGTATGAGTTCTTGTTGTGATGAATCCTGAGTTGGTTGCCGCATTAGATAGGTATCTATCTGAAATTGCAAGCAGTCTATTTTTGGGTTGGATTATAAATCTTTTCTTAGTTTTCTTTTACTCTTCTAAAAGTTGTTTTTTATTGTGGGCCGCATTTCTTTACGTCAATTATTACATATTGAGATTCGAATTTGCATATATCGTTGTGCCCTTCCTTGAAACGATATACTCAAATAGTTCTCAATACCACACTGTTGATTGGGAGAACGCTTACACGGCGCGTTCCAAAAGCTTGTGGGAACAAATAACTGATTACAACTACTGTTTTAATTTCCCAAAACCCGTTGTGGAAGGCTTTGTGTCAGATTTTTCGCCTCGTTTCGCACTTGAAGAGCTTATTGCTATGAACGAGGCAAATATTACTCCAGTCCACACAATCCCGAGAGAGATCTTGCTCAAAAAAGCAAGTGACTATAAATTGGCTGTGGAGAGTAAAAAGTCCATACTGCCAAAAGTTCAAGACTTATATGAGATGGACAAATGGCATGCCTTGAGAAGTAGGTTGAGCAAGAATGCGCCCAATTACGTTGTACCCTCAGAGATTGCAGTTGGGGCCATGTCAGGTGCTGGAAACGTGAAATTGGCGCTGCCCGTGGTGGAAAAATACACTGAAGAAGTGGCAGATGATAGATTGCCTGACAAAGTTCGCTCCAAAGCCGATCAAATAATGGTTGCGGCCATTGAATTGGTGGCAGATGGCTTTGCCTCAGTCAATTCTGATGTTACTATGGCAGGTGCGCTTTATGATAAGCGCCACAAAACAATTGCTAGTTCTTTCAAAGGTGCTTTCGCATCCAGGGCAAGTGGAGTCCCATCTCATGTTATTTATTATCCAATGCATAGGGTTCCTTCGAATGATGATCCTAACACAACCTTAGAGCTTTCAATGGTTAGTCGTGACTCTGATTTTGATGAGGGTTTCACGTTGGCTAATATCTCAGTACGTACTTTGTATGTTCGTGCAAAAGGACCTGAAAAGGTGACGGAAACAAGGCATCTCTTGAAGGCTAAGACCGAAGATGTGGTGAAAGCACAACAATTTGCGAGTGAGGCACAAGTTGTATTTGCCACCCCTCGGCTATTTCCTGAAGTCAATCTGAACAATTACAATTTACCTGGACCTAGCAACGTGCAGCAAACAGAGGCAATCACCACCAATGGAGGAATTCTTTTCCCGAAGCCAAAATTTAAAGGGAATGAAGTGGTGCTCAACTACACAGGGCCAACGAGAGTTGGAAATGTTAGTGCGCAGAGGCCTGAGAAGCGAGAGTTCAGCAGCAAATCACATGTGGGAAGCACTGATGATCTTGGATGTCTGTCAGATGAGGATGGCAGAGATTATAGACATGGTCAGGGTTTGATGGAGGAGGATGTTTTGGACGTTCAGACTAACAATTTTGCCATTGAGTCTGCCACAGAGACTATGCGCTTGTTGTTTAGTGGTTGCGCAAGTATTCCTCTGAACGTTATACCTGGGACGAAGCTTACAGTGGCCTATTTAAATGAACTATCCAAGCATAATGCTGTGCACACTGGATTGTTGAATATGCTTAGCAAAGTTCCAGGTTCTTTGAAGGTCAAGATAAATTGCCAGGTTGCTCCCACTTGCGGGATTGGATTGGCAGTTAGCTACGTCGAAGGCAATGAAAGCGTGAACTTGGGATCTAGCCTGGGGCGCTTGTTGGGTATTCAGCATTACAAGTGGAATCCGGCTATAGAGCCTTATGTGGAATTTGTTTTCAAGCCCTTCTCCTGCGCAGATTGGTGGAATATGCATTATTTGGGGTCATGTAAGTATGCACCCGTGATGGTCGTTCAAACATTGTCCAAATGGTTGAATGCTCCAAAAGTGGATGCCAAGATGAGCTTCGCCATTTATTATGAACCCAATGTGATTTTGCCCAAGCAAATAGCGACCTTGGACCACGCCCCAGCGTTCATGTTCCGCAAGGAACTGGGGACGCTAGCTTTTAAGCAAGGGGAGCGGGCAGCATATTCTTTTGAAGTTAATTTTGGCAAACCTCAGACAGATGGAAAGGAAGTGACTTCTACTTTTGCCTCATCTTATTGTGGTTTGAGTCAGTATATGCAATCTGATGTGATTTTAGATTTTACTCTCATGAGCAGTCCTATGATTGGAGGCACTTTTTCAGTTGCATATGTTGCAGGGGCATATATTGAGAAAGTTGGTGACATGCAAATTCTTGATTCATTGGCCCCATGTGATTTCACATTTTCTTCAGGTACCAAGAGCACGCGTTCCGTGCGATTTCCGAAAGAGATTTTTGGGGTGCTTCAGGCGTTGGATAGGTGGGATTTAAACTCAGCAAGGGGAGATGATGTTTCAGGCAATTTTGTGATTTACCAAAGAGATGCAGTCTCAAGTGCTCTTGAAGGGGAATTAACGTTCCGAATTGCTGCTCGTTTGTCTGGGGACATCGATTTTGTTGGTGTTAGTGCAGGCTATCCAACAACAATTACACGGATTGGCAAAGGCAAGACGCAAGGAAGATCGCTTGGTCCCGAAATCAGAAAGCCTTTAAGGTACATGCTTGGCCAGTCCCATTCAACACCATTGGATTTTAGTTCAGTGCGCTTTGTAATGGGTCACTGGAAGTACAAAGCTGGTTTGTATCCAGGGAGTAAATCGGATGAAGACATTCACCCATATTCCCTCAAAATGCGCCTTGATGGCTCAAAGAGCAGCGAGAATTTTGAAATTATCCATTCCCCTTTTGTTCGATTATTGCAAAATTGTGCATGGATGAAAGGAACTCTGAACTTTTATGTTGTGGCACGAGCAAGCTCTGATTACATGAGTTACAGAAGGACCTCTCAGTTGACAGTCTCAGCTCATGAGAATAGTCTTAGCTCCAACCAATTCTACAGTGGAGTCTTGACAAGCCCTAGTGGTGAGTTAGGGTTCTCCAGAGAGATTGTAGGTCCAGTTGATGGTTTTGCATCCATGGGCTGGAATGTGCGAGGGAGCAAAAAGTTTTATAAAATTCATGTAGAAATGGGGAATGTTCATGAGTACGAAACTGTGACGCTATATGGGCGATTTGGTCCTAATGTGGAGTTTGCTGGCCAGCAGAAAGGTGGTCACTATATGCTTGAGAAGGAAGCTCCGACATTTAAGGCACTCAAATATTGAAAACAAATTTGTTCTCTCTGTGTGTGTGCTCAAATAAAAGGGCGTGGGTCACTAGCCCCCCATTAAAATGGGTTCCATGACCTGTTATTTTCAGAAAATTTTATTGTGTTTTAAGTATATTTTTATGTATAAATCACTACTTATATTGTATAATATGTATTATGCAGGGTTGAAATGCCTTTCCCAAGTAAATTTCGGTAGTGAGGG